CATTTTTGGTTCTCCAGAAACTCAGCCATTGTTCTTCTAATTGCTTCTCTAATTACTTCTAATTCATCTTCTGACAAAGTAAAGTTTGGCTCTAAATTCATTTATTAACATCTCCATTAAAGTGTTCTGGGTATTTAAGTATAGGCTTTTTATCTGCTGCATTAAACCATTCTAGTTGAGCATAGATACCCTCTATATCATCTGATGAAATAGTTGCTTGTCCATAAGCATAGGGTAATCCCTCAGAGTCATAAAATACTTCAGCAATTTCAAAGAACTCATTACCCATCTCATCAATAGTGACAACTATCCTATGATTCCAAGTCATTTCTTTTTTGCCTTTGGTTTGGGTGGTTCTTTAAGTTGCCTGTAGACCTGAGAAAGTTTGTGGACTCTTTCATCTAGCTTGGACTCAATATCTCCAAGAATATCAGATGCAGCCCACATTGCTCCGCTATCGTCTCCTAATGTTTTTTCAGCGCAGAGGGTAATTATAGACCTACAACTATTTATACGGCAGATTTGTTGCTCAAGTTCATTAATTTCATTCCATAATTCTTTGTTAAGTTCTTCATTCATCTTATTTGACCTTTCTAAGTGGGCAGTCTCTACCTTGATTGCAATCATGGTTACAACAAACCTTGTTATCTTTAAACAAATTTAATAAATAATTTACAAATTCTTTTAATCTTTTGGACATTTAAACAACTCCCTTAAAAGTATTTCTGCTTGAATAACTGTCACTCTGTGTTCTTTCTTTACAACCCAACTGCCATTAGGCATTTTTGCTTTCAATAGGTCACACAACCTATTTACTAGGTCTGGTGGATAAATAATCATTGGTTACTCGGTTATAGGGTTAAAAAGCCAATGAGCTGCATAGTCTGGGTGAGGTATAAATTTATTCTTTTTACCTAATCCTGATAACTTAGCTTTATATCTTTTTTTGTATTCTTCTTGAGTAAATGGTAGTGGTCTTTCTAAGTCTGGTAGATTGCCAGTCATATAGTAAACAGTCCTAGCTCCAGCAGTAGTCTCAGAGTATCTAAATATATAAACTAATTTCTTATGTCGCATTTCTGTTAAGTACTTAGAAAACCCTTTGTGACTCATATTGACAGCATCTGCCATCTGTTGAGAACTCATAGCTTCTCTTTTCATAAGCTCTAATAAGTGTTCTATTCTTCTTGCTTTCATATCTCTTTGATTCATATAAACCTTTGAAAACTGGGCTACTCGCTGCACTAGCTAATGCCTTCTCATAAGAAGGACTGGTTACATAGTCTAGCATCCGCTTTCACCCATTGTTAGTTAGAAACAGTTAGTAGTGCAATTACCACCATAACAACAAGTCGTACAGGTAACAAACTTACCATTTGATTGAATTGTATGGGTAGTGCAATTAGCATAAACAACTGTAGCTGTCATTGCCAATAATATTCCTGCAATAATCTTTTTCATAATATTTTCCTTAGAATGGGACATCTTCTGCTATATCTTGAATTGGTGTAGCCATAGGGTTCTGACCAACTTCTTTTTTCTCTAGGTCTGAGAAATAAATCCAACCATCAAAAGGTACAGGCAAAGATTCAATCTTTAGCATCTCACCTTTTTGAGTTTCCAATAAAACACCTACATTGACATACCGAGTTTTTTCTTCTCCCTGTTTGTTTGTGTAAGTGCCTGCTTTAGCTTTAAGCTGCTTTTTAACTGCCATCTTTTAAACCTTTCAATTTGGTTACTGTTTCTTCTACTTCATTTAAAAATGCTACTACTTCTTCTTCTAGCTTTGCAATATATTCATTATCTCTATCTACTCTGACAATGAACAACTGCAAATCTTCTGGAAGTCTTGGGTCAAAGCTAACAAAGTCACAGTACTGTCTACCAGTTACTGCCATCTGAGTCTGCATTTGAGGAATATATTTACTAGGTGCTTTACCACTAAGCAAGGTATCTATATGGGTTTTAGAGTTAGGGCATTTAATTTCAATAAGCCCATCAGCTCCTATAAGCCCATCAGGACTACAACCAAAGTTAGCAATACTAGGATGGTCAATAAACCCTTCCTCATCAACCAAGACCTTTTTATTAGCTTCATAAGCCATTCTTGCTTGAGGCTCTGTATCAGTACCCCATTGCATAGCATCATTCTGGTAGAACTCTGCTTGCTGCCCCGTAAGTCTTTCTACAACCAAGTCACTTAGGTAGTTAGCTCTAGAGGCACTAACTCCTGTTTTAGTCTTAGCCAAGACATCAGCAACCTTACTAGCTGTTACTTTGCCTAATCTGGCTTTAAACCATTCTTCTGTTCTTTGTTCCATCATCTACTCCCTATCCAAAGAAGTAGGGCTACTAATCCTACCCCACTTAATAAACCTATTAAAAGAACTACCATTATGGTTATCATTTTTAATCAACCTATTTTTTAAATAATTCCATCTTTTCGCACCAGTCAATTAGCTTTCCACTAATTTTTTTGCACTTACCAGCACATCCAGCAGCTTCTGCCCATCTAGCCTGTAATAAGTAATTGTGCATCATTCTTGTTTCTGCTTGCATATCAATCCATAGAGTTGCATAGTCTGGCTTGTCATCTATCATTTCTTACCTTTCAATACTTTAATTTTGTTTTGTTGCAATATGTCAATCGGAGTCTCTAATCTTTTGACATAGTTATCAGGATGACAGCACCACTTAGAACCCATCTCTTTAATAATTGCTTTTGACTTCTCTAAGTTATAGTCAGGCATATAGTCAAGGACAGAGTTGTATTTGCCAGCTTGCATCATCTGTCTAATTAGATTTACTTCATTGGCAGTCATGCTAACTCCTTCTTCTTAGACTCCTTAGCATCATTGATTGTCTTTAGTGCTTCTTTGTCTTTGCTTGCTACTTTGTAGGCTTGTGCAAAAGAAACCTTTAACTGTTCCATATCTTTGCTATTTGCAATATCAGCAATAAGGCTAGAGACATCTATAGGCTGCACTTCTTCTTGTGGCAAATCTTCACCAGCATAGATATACAAACCTAAGCCATGAAGCGCAATAGCTTTAGCCAAGCATCTTTGCATAGCCGTATTAACTGCAAAAGCATCTGGGTTAGGTATAGCTTTGTTTCTAAAGTCCATAACAGGCAACTGTGCTGTCATTGATTTGCCAAAAGCATTAACTGTGCAAAACACCATCACAGAGTCACCAAACAATACTGGCTGACCATAAGTCCAAGTAGCCATTGGGTCATGCTGCAATAGTGTATCAACTGCCCAAGCCCATGAAAGGTAGCTAAGATTATTCTTCTTCTCAATCTTGCTAGATACATCAATCATTCTTAATTCTGAATACTTACTCATTTGAATCTCCTTAAAAACTTAGTTAAAAAACTGTGCCATGCAAACCATAAAGCTAAAGACCTACTACAGCCTGCATATCTGAGTCTGCGGTATTTATCTAGCATCTATCTCTCCTCATAAGGGAAGCTGCACTTAGCCAACTGGTCGCAAGCTACATCAGTAGCAATTCTTTCCCAGTAAGTAATGCTTTGATTCCATAGAAATCTGCCTAGTTGCTCAAAGTCTCTGTTTTCAAATAACTCTTTGAATCGAGCTTCTTGCTCTGGTGTAGTGCCATCAACTACAGCCTCACCAAAATTGCAGATATTAGAAGGTGAATATTCTTCTGTCTTTAATAAATCTTCTACTCTTTCATCCATTATCTTCTCCTTAACCTAGTAAACCAAAAGCCCATAGAACTACAGGCAACATAAAACAAGAACCTAAAAATAAACCTTTGAGAATGTCAGACATATTATTCTCCAAAGTATGCTTGGACAACTGCAAACCAAACATCTTTAGGAAGGTTCATAATTTCTTCAACCCTTTTAGCAGAATAACCTTGTTGGTTTAAAACAGTAAACTGTTCTAACAGGTCAGCATTGAAAGTAACACCTAATTCAGTAATAGTATTCATTTAAATCTCCTTAAACAATTAAACAAAAAAACTTCAGTAATAGTGATATTAAAGTAAAATTGACTAATAATCATTATGACAAACCCTAAGTTGCAGAAAAACAACAATGAGAGCTAAACGAGTTGATATTAACCAGAAAGCCATAGTTGAGCATCTAAGAGCTATGGGTATGTCAGTATTTCATCTCCATGAGGTAGGCAAAGGCTGTCCAGACCTTTTATGCGGTCTTAATGGTCAGACCTACCTTATAGAAGTCAAGCGAGATGACAACGCATCCTATACCCCACAGCAGCTAGAATTTCAAGGCAACTGGAAGGGTTCACCAGTTATTAGAATAAATAGTGTTGAAGAAGCTATTGCATTTGTAAAAAATATGGTTTAATCTTTTCTGGAAGGCT